CGAACCAGTTAAGCCAAGGCAGTATGGCCAACCAGCAAAAATACAATCGCAATTCGATGCTTATGCAGATGGGATACAACACCTTGGGAGCAATCCAACAAGGCGTATACAATCACATCGGGCAGCAAGCAGCCATGAGTTACAACTCAGCAGAAGCAGCAGCAAACAGAGCATGGCAAGAGCGAATGAGTAACACAGCATATCAAAGAGCCGTCGAAGACATGCGAAAAGCGGGCATCAATCCAATCTTAGCATACACACAAGGCGGCGCAAGCACACCAAGCGGAGCGCAAGGAACAATCGGGAGTGCAAGCATGGGCATGGCATCCAGTAGCGCACTGGGAGCAACAGCGTTACCGGGGATCAAACAAGACGGCAGTTGGAGCAGTCATAGCGAGGCATGGAGTCACGCAGAAAACGCAGCGCAAAGCATCCAGCAAGCTATCATGTCGAGCAGCTCAAGTCCGGTAAGACTCAAAGGAGACATGGAGGCCATAGCGGAGACAGCAGTAGAAAACGCGGCCAAACTAAAAGAAAAATTCGCAGCATTACCAGTAGCAGACAAAGCAAAGAGAGATCTTGCAGGACAATTAGAAAATGCAAGAAGATACTTACCCACAGGCTACATGAGTATAAATCCGAGAGGTAAATAAATGGGATGCAATAAACCGTTAATCCGGTTTTATGTACCTCATGACAGAGAGGCGAGCGGGCGAGTGTACTCGCTCGCCTCTTTTAACGAGATACACAAGACCAAAATGACTTACGAAAATTTAATGTACAAAAAAGATGTAATGTTGATACCATGCGGACAATGTACCGGGTGCAGACTGCGCAAACGGAAAGATTGGAGCACACGAATGGAACTGGAAGCATATGGTCACGACAAAGAAAGCATCTGGTTTATAACACTGACTTATGACGATGACCACATACCAACACAGGACACGGAAACAGGCGAAATCTATAAAGGCGGCATAAACATCTGGAAAGGCGTCTCAGAGCGTCCAAGAACGGCGCAAACACTGAGCATAGAAGATACCCAACTATTCATGAAAAGGCTCAGAAAGGCCGTCAAAGAGCCTCTGAGATACTTTTTAGCGGGAGAGTACGGAGACAACACAGCGAGACCGCACTATCATATGATACTATATGGATGGCATCCAGACGACTTAAAACCAATCCACAAATTGTCAAGACACGGTCACTATACAAGCGATAAGCTAGTAAAAATCTGGGGTCAAGGTGCTGTGGACATAGCACAGGCAACACCAGAAACATATAATTATGTTGCAGGGTATGTAACCAAAAAACTGTATGGCAACGACAAAGAGCGTTACCAAAAAATGGGTTTAATACCACCATTTTGCACCATGAGCCGGAAACCGGGACTTGGAGACAAGTGGTTTGAGGACAACCAAGAACGACTCTGGCAGCAGGGATACATACAGCTTACCAACGGCAAGAGAGCGGCTATACCGGAATACTATTGGAGAAAACTGGAAGCCGAAAACCCTGAAAAGGCATGGAGAATCAAGAAATATCGGCAAGGAAAAGCTATAGCGTCCTTAATCGAAAGAAACAAGGAAACCGATAAATCATACGCAGAGCAGCTAAAGGACAAGGAGACATCTATGTCTAAAAAGATGAGCAAAGCCAAAGGCATATTTTGACACGTGGTGTCACTCCGCCAAGTAACTATCAAGTAAGACTACTTGGCGGAGTATTTTTGTTTTATATTGACATGCACGTGCGCACACGTAAGCGCGCGCACACGCGCATGATATTATTATTATTTTATTATTAACTTGTTGTAGTCGTAGTAGTAGGGAGTGTTGAAATGTTGAATACTATGAATTTTTATCCTTGGAACGATATTTTTTGGCTAATTTTAATGTTGATACTTTTGTGGATAACTTGTTGAAATGTTGAAAGTGTAGCAATATGCACAAAAACCTTTGTGCAACATTTTGTGGAAAACCTGTTGAAAGTGTTGAAAGTGTTGAAAAAGCAAATAAAGGCCGTCCGGCGAGCGAAACCAAAAAGTCACGTCATGCTCTTCGCACGGCGCACCGCGCCTACCGCATAACCTTAAATAAAAAGTTTCAAAAAAACCTCTTGACAAAATCGAAAGTCTATGGTATAATGCAGATAGTAAAGGAGATATAGAAATGAGGACCATCAACCATCTGAGCATCAAAGCCTTGAGGGAACTGGAAGAAGTAGGTTCCTACGATACCCTAAAATACAGATACGTTATTGACCGAAGCAATGGAGGATGCTACCGCATCAATAAAGAGCTGCTAAGCACAACGGAAGCGCTCGACCCGGAAAATTGGGTAGAACAGTAACAAGGTTAAACAGCACAAAAGTGCTTTTTTTACAAACCCATTTATACAAAATAATTTTTTAGGAGGTGTTTGCTCTGACTCTCAAGGAGATTAACGCGCTGTTTAACAACATCCGCAAAATCTTAGCCATGTTGGATAAGATTTACCACGCAGTAGAGGGAAACAAGCCCGAGGAGTAACCAAGTGAAAACATGGAATGTACGAGACCAGACCGATACGACGCTAGCGATGACGCTCGCCAGAACTTACAAGGAGATCGAAGCGACATACAAGCACGTAAGAACAGCCGCCACGATAGAAGACGCAAAATTTTACATTGACATGGCATTCCGCAAAAAGGCATTTGCAAATGACATCGAAATGGAACAAATCCGAAGGAGAATAAACAATGGGGAAGAGGAGTAAAGTCCGCAAATCCAAAGACGCAAAGATCTACAACAAGACCGCACGAAAGACCAAGGCTATCAATCTGGGAAGCGGCGCAATGCGAGGGGGCATCCGACTGTGAACACCATGATATGGGTAGGAGTAATCGCAAGCACGATCGCAATATGTAGCGCAAGCTTTGCACTCATCGCAATGGGCATCGACATTATCAAAAACTGGGAGGAAAAGAAATGAATACCAATGTATATGGAATCTTCGACAACTGTGTAATGGGCTATATCACGATCTTTACCGAAAGAGATGACAAAGTCGCCGAGCGCAATTTTAAAATTGCGCTGACTGACGAGCACAACATCATGAGTAAGACACCGAGTGACTACCGACTCGTGAGACTCGCAAAATTCGACGAAAACAATGGCACTTTCGAAGAAGCAAAGGAGAACATTTACGATGGCATTTCGCTCAGTAAGTAACTTCCGAGAGACAGCAACTGCAAAGCCAACCGAGGCCGGTGAGAACGTTAGGCGCACATACCTTTGGGAACACAACGAAAAAGGCGAAAAGGTGCTGAAGCTCGACCAGACCATTGACCAGCAGGCGGAAATCGACTCCTATCTTGAGGAGACCAAACTAGAAAACATCATACGGCGAGCAAGCATCGATCCGGACATCGCAGCACGCATCAAACCGGACATCGGCGGCGGCATCCAAGACTTTACCGAGGCACCGCAGACGCTTGCAGAACTCCAAAACATCATGCTGAGAGCGGAACAGATCTGGGAGGAAGTTCCAAAAGAAACCAAGCTCAAGTTCGACAACGATGTCGATAAGTTTATTGCATCGTTTGGCACGGTCGAATGGGCCAAAAAACTAAACATCTACAAAGAAAAACAGGACGGCAGCAAAGCAGCCGAAACGACAGAAGCAACGGAGGCCAAAGAGTGAACAGAAACAAAGACGCAGGATTTAACCAAGTCCCACGCTTGGACATCACGCGAAGCCGCTTTAAAAGGCGGCAGGACGTAAAGCTAACCATGAACGCAGGACAGCTAATCCCATTTTATGTGGATGAAGTGTTACCAGGCGATACTTTTAGCATCGACCAGGCGGCGATCATACGCATGACAACGCCTATTTTCCCTGTCATGGATAACTGTTACATGGACATTTATTATTTTAATGTCCCATGCCGTATTCTGTGGGAACACTTCAAACGCTTTATGGGCGAAAACGACACTGGACCGTGGGCACAGACCCAAGAATACACAATTCCGCAAGTCAAAATAACCGGCACAGCAGAAAAACCCGCGCCTTACGAAGGAAGCATTCTGGACTACATGGGCATTCCGACCAAGATAAGCAAGGGCGAAAACACGGCGTTCACGATCAACGCGCTGCCAATGCGGGCATATGCTATGATCTGGCAGGAATGGTTCCGAGACCAAAACGTGGACAATCCGGCTATTAACAGCACGGCGGACGCAACTGTAAACTATACGGACGACGAAAGCAAGGGCATGGACGCGGCAAAACCGGATTTGGAATACATTCTGCAAAACGCATACACAGGCGGCAGACCTCTTCCGGTCAACAAATTTCACGACTACTTTACATCGGCGCTGCCAAGTCCGCAGAAAACAGGAGAACCGGTAAGTATCCCAATGGGCGGAAAAGCACCGGTAAACGGATATGAATTCAACGGCAGTACAAAAACACCAGGGGAATTAATGTTTGTAACACGCGGCGGGCAGCACTCCACGATAGAAAACACCGACTACGGGCCGTTACAAATTAATGCCTACGTAACAGAAGGCGAAAAGGACTACTACAGATACATGGATCTGTATACGGACATGAGCCAAGTACAGGCAGCAACCATCAACCAACTGAGACAGGCGTTCCAAGTTCAAAAGTACTACGAAGAGTTAGCACGAGGCGGCAGCCGATACCGCGAGATGATTTATTCGCTGTTTCGCACAAAAATCAGCGATAAAACGGTACAAATCCCGGAATATCTGGGCGGTACGCGTATCACGATCAACATGAGTCAAGTCATCCAGACCAGCGGCACAACCGCAGAAAGTCCGCAGGGTAACACTGCAGCAGTAAGCGTCACACCGTACAACGGCAGCATATTTACTAAAAGCTTCGAAGAGCACGGCTTTGTTATCGGTGTATGCTGCATCCGGCATGACCATACTTACCAGCAGGGACTTGAACGGATGTGGAGTCGAAAAACCAATCTGGATTTCTATTACCCTGTCTTTGCAAATCTGGGAGAACAGGCCATTCTTAAAAAGGAGCTGTATCTCACAGGTACGAGCACCGACGAACAGGCATTTGGCTACCAAGAGGCATGGGCGGAGTACCGTATGAAACCTAACAGAATCAGCGGCAAATTCCGAAGCAACGCAACCGGAACGCTGGATAGCTGGCACTATGGCGACAACTATACGGAAACGCCGAGCTTGAGCCAAGCATGGATGAAAGAGGGAGACTCCGAAATCCAGCGAACTCTCGCAGTGGACAACGAACCTCAGTTTATCATGGATACGATCATCGACAACACCAGCGTCAGACCAATGCCTATGTACAGCATTCCGGGACTCGTCGATCATCACTAAATCAGAAAGGGGGAAAGCCCGGGCAATACCCCGGGCATATTTTTTTATGGGACTTTTAGCAACATTCGGGCTGGGACTCCTCAAAGCAGCAGCGCCAACCCTAATAGGAGCAGCAGCAAATAAACTGTTTGGCACAAGCTCAAGTTACGGACAGCAAGGGCAAGCAAATAGTCAAAGCTATGGATCAAGCTG